AAATCTTCTTTCAAGATAGCAATAGTATCTGCTACCGTATTTATATTGTTCCATGTAAGTATATTAATTGATATTTTCATGATCTAAACAACCTTACTGTATTTACGCCCATGCCTTCTTCTTCACCGACAATTGAGCCTGATTCATCTGCATCATATTCTACTTTCATATCTTTATACGCTTTATCGAATCTTTTCATATATACTGCTGCAAGCCTATCCCATTTATCATCTACATCATCTGCTAAATCTATACATATCTTGTTTAACGTCAAATATAGCAATGGAAACTTCACTTGGCTACTCTCAAGTATCAATGCTGCTCTATTACCCATGTTATATATCATTGTACTCAATTCGTCAAAAGCTGTGTTTATTTTCTTTGTGTATGATCTCACTACACGATAAATGCTTGTGCTATCAGGGTTTGTTGCCCAATCTGGCGTTACAGTGAACGTGCTTGTTGTCTGTACGAAAGCTGTGATCTCTCTTGTCTGACCTAACCCTGTACCTGACAATATTTCTATTTCGCCACCCTTCCAATAACTATCAGCTTCTTTTCTTTCGGTGTCGACCAATGTCGATCCTGTGGCACTATCAGCCGTACCCTGTGCTTGCACATTCTGATCTCGCAAGCTCTCAAGCTCATCATACAAATCATCATCTGTTATAGGTATAGATAATATACTCTTAACTACATCAAATAACTGTATTTCATAATATGTAACGCTGTTATACACATATTCCCACTCAGCCTTATAGTTTGTTTTGTTGTCTGCTGTGTGAACAGCCGTAAGTGCATATGTCATTTCTCCTGTATCAGCGTTTACTGTTCCTGTAGCCTGAGCCTGCAACGCTCCGCCTGTTGGTGTAGATAAAGTCACCTTTGCACTTGTAGGTACAATATATCTATTGTCCTGATAAACTGTTAGCCTGATAGTGCCTGTCTTTGCTTTTAAAAACTCTTGCTTCATACTACACCGCCTTTATATAATTAACTTTTAATACTTCATCTGCATCAGGTGCATCTTGCCCTGCTACAAACTGAAATGTGCCTGCTGATGGGCTTACTTCTTCCCATTCTGTTGTTTTTGTATACGAACTGCCATCTACAAATACCTCTAATAAACCTGACACATAAGCACCTGCACAGGTAAATATCTTTTGTGCTCCATCTGGTGCTGGCGTTGGTATCTCGCCTACTACAAATCTTGTTGTGTCCATAATGTCTGACCTCATCTTTGAGTTTACTACTTTTGCTTTAGCATTTGCTTTTACTACATTAGCAGTTCTGTTGACTTTTGCCACCTTTGTCATAGCGTTACCCATGCAATCTTTTTATATCATGTTCTCGCACTACGCCCATGCCTTTTCGGCACTTACCTTTACACTTGAGAACACATATGGGATTTTTTGAATCCCATACGGTTTCTATAGCTTCTGCCCTTGTTACCCAAGGCTGTATGACATTACCGTTCTCTTTCGATTCTTCTTCATACAGCTTTCTCCAGTCAACAAGTTTATTTCCAAACAAATCACGTTTTATGCGAGTGTTCCTAGCTTGGCCAGAATCAAGCAGATATTGGCTGACATCCTTTAGCTCAGGCACAATTTCACGAACATATATATCCTCATTCCATTTAGGACTTATTAAAAAGTGCCTTGGACATTTAATCTTCGTTACTACCTGATTTGCTGATGTCAATATCTCGCTCATTATTGCCTTTCTGATAAAGGTTTCATCTCGCTTTGTTTAAATACATGACTTATTTCTTCTACTGTTTTACCTAGCTCTAAAGCTATGGTTTTCGCATACTGTTCCATTGCACCTTTCTTTAGAGAGGCATCTTTTATTTTTCGTGCCTTCAAATATTCCTCATGCTCAAGAATATACTCATCACTTCGCTTGTACTCAAGTATTTCATCAGCAGTAGGCTGTTCTGTACTTAACAATACGCCTCTCTGAAATTCATCATCAAACTTTTTGATAGCGTTTTCAGGATGTTGAGGACCTATCCTCTTACCTGCTCTTGTCCATAAGGATATATTCTTATGGTCGTTTCTCTCGGTTACAGTGATCTTATTCGGATTCGCTTTTGTTGCTTGCCCCTTTAACTTTGACATCTCCTTCTGATACTTGTTAAAGTTCTTATCCGTACTTGATACTGTACCTAAACCAGCTATCTTAGTTGCCACTGCTTGCTGTGCCACTGTCTTACTGAAATCTTCTTTATCCTCACCAAATTTAGCCTTATCTTGCTCAAACTTATCTTTCTGAGCCTTTTCATTAGCTTCTCTATCTTCGATCTCTTTTTCTCGTTGATCTAATTCTTCTTGCGTTGCCATTTTATCTTCTCCTTTTTTCCTTGTTTAAATGTAGGCGAGGTGTTGTGTCACCCCGCCTAACAAGTATATTTTCGGTTTATACAGTATCGAATTGCATTTCGTTACCATGTAAATCACGAAGAATCGCCTCACCATGTATTTCGGTTCCTACGATTTTGTCCGCAACCTCTGGTCCGTCACGCTCAATCTCTACTTGTAAACCCCTTTTTCTGACAAACTTGATTCCTTGAGAACTAAATGCAGCAGCACTACCATTACTATTAGTAAGGGTAATGTTCGCATCAACACTCAATGAAAAACCAAGAGCCTGACCAGCCCATCCAGTTCTAGCAAAATCCTCGCCTACGGTGCCAGGACCTCTAGTCTGAATTGCATCAGTTGAATTGTCAAAAAGAGAAATCAAACCTACAGAACTCCATATTTGCTGCGGGTGCATTACCAAATTATATGGCAATGGTGCAAAATATGTTCTTAAAGATCCATACGCATCATACAAATCAGCAGGTGCGATATTAGTAGCGGCGGCTCCTTGGTTAGTAGAAAAAGAAGTAAATAGAGTTACTAAGTCTAAATCCCATCTTTTTACTAAGCTCTGACCAATAAGCGTACCAGCTACAGCTACCATATCCTGTACTGTTGCAAGTTGTGCAATGTCTTTAAGCTGAACATATGCTCCATGAACACCTACAGTAGCAGCACTCGGTGAAGTTTCATCACTCGAACTAGAATCTAACGCTTGAGAAGCTAACGAATCATCTGTCTCAGCCGTTAATCTCTGTATGAACGGAGTTTGATGAATAACGCCAGGCTGACCACTAAAATCTACGAAAGATACTAATGGTCTAACTACGTCACCCTCATCAAGTTCTAGCAATGCTGCAGTTACAATAGTAGGAATCGCTTCCGACAATGTAGTTGTAGTCGTATCTGCATTTAAACCTTGTACCCATGATGGCATACATTCTACTGCGAAAGCAATAGCATATAAGCATAATGAATAAAGGTGTATTTTTATCTGTTTCAACTTTTTTATCATTTTGTTTTCCTCCTTTCTTAAAGATTTTTGTTACCTCTAACCAACCTTAAAAGCAGCTTTTGCAGCTCTCATTTTAGTTTTGAGTTCCTGGCCTTCTTTGGAGTTCCCCATTCCACTCGTTTGGAGTTTCATTAGGTCGGCGTTCATCTCGTCCAGTGTTTGCTGTCCGCCTCCTCCGCCACCACCTGCAGGCGGTGTATTACTACCATTAACCACTTTACCTTTTACAAGGTGCGGTTTAGTTACTAAAAATTGCTTAACGCCTTCTGTCAAATCTACAAAGACTTCGTTACCTATCGCATCTTTAGTCCTTATTTTAGGTACACCATCTTCGCCTATAACAACTAAGCTCCTGATAGAATACTTTGTTTCTTCATGTGCATTGTTGACATTTATAGCGTTTACCAGTGCATTGTCAATAACAAGATCAGCGTTCACCTTTTTGCCATCTGCTATTGCTTTGTTATAGTTTTCTTTTTCAATTCCCCAACCCTTTTTCAGTTCTTCATACTTTTGAGCTTCTTCTAAGTTCTTTTGATTATCATCTTCTGCCTTCTTTGTGTGCTCTTCCTTGAACTTTACAAGCTCATCATGGTTAGGATATTTTGCTCGTTCTCTGCCTAATCTATCCTGTACTATCTTGTCCACCTCTACCTGTGTAAAGCTCTTTTCACCTGGCGGTGTTGGCGGTGGCGGATCTCCTGCTTCACCTCTACTGTTTGTAAGATATTTAAGCATCCCCAAGTTTGCTAACATACCCATTAATAATAATTTTAAAAAATCCATCTTTCCCCCTTTTATGCCGCCTGGTTTGGCGTGTTGTTTCTCGGAAGCTTATCGAATAGCTTACCTCCTTCGGTAGCCACTTCTGATGCCTCCATATCCTTTACCATCTTATCTATCTCTATGTCACTTGCTCGTGGGAATTTCTTTTTAATTATTCCCTCTTTTACAGCTTGAGAAAACACTGTACCTATAGCAAGTTTCATAAGTTTCTCTGCTTCATCTAAATCCTCGTTTAAGCTCTTAACGTTAAATTCGTTAGGATATTGTATTGATCCTTTAAATTCTTGGCTTTCCCATCTCCCGAACATAGGCCATAACCTCATCTCGCCATCTTCCATGTTCATAGCTTTCTCTGAAAGTGCTTGATTCGTTTCATTGAAATCATACGCTTTACTTACCCCTGATTGCTCTGCGACTTCGCTTCCTTCAAACTTAGCACTCGCTCCTTCAAGCTTGGCCAGGCTGAACATAGCTGATACCTGCATATCTATATGCTTAAAATACGATTCTGCATTGCTTCCTTCTGGGCTTATAAACGCTGGCTGGTTTACTTCTCTCGGATATACCAATCCCCTGCCAGTTCCTACTTCCTGCATTTTATAATCACTTGCATCACCCTGCAATGTCAATGTTCCAAATGTCTGTTCACGCAATAGCTGTCTAAGCTCTGAGCATGAGTTATACACATCTCTTGCTATAAACGCTATATCAGCAAGCACGCTCACACCAAGAAAATTCTTTATCTTCTTACTACGCTTATTGTAAAATGCTACCAAAGGTACATATCCTAAGCCATGCTTTCCTTCGGTTATCTGCTCACCCTCAGCATTGAAAATATACCAGTTCTGTCTATCCCATAGCTTATACTGAACATTTTGAGTGTTGTCCTTATTAAAACTGAACGGATCTACGTTTGTATCAAGCGTTTCTCGCATTATAACCCAATAAGGATTACCGAATCCATCTAACGCCCAATTAATGACCTCTTGAGGATGCTTTATTGCTAAATAAGGGAAATTTCCAGCATCTATCTTATCCTCTAAGCTATTTATATCCTGGTCTGTCTTTGGTGCATCTACTACAGTGAATATGTGACCATATAACTGCATGAGATCAACCAACTCTTTCCTGAACTCGTTTATTGAACTACCCATAAGATCAATATTATCCTGCCTCTGCTCTATGAGCGTTTCTATTCCTTTCCAATCCTCTATCACTGGCTTCTTGAATAGATGTGCTGTGTAGATGTCCACTATAGGAGCACAGAAGTTATAATAATAACTCATTGATATTCTTTGTAGAAAATCCTCATCACGCTCTGATTTGAACTTAAACAAGTGATCGCTCTTTTCCTTTTTAAGCTCTCTGCTACCTGCAAATATAGAGTACGATTGCTTAAAGTCAGCACCTACATAATCTTGCCCACCTTCATAACTGTTAAGTAAAAAGTTCCAATAAGTTATGTTGTTCCTATACACTTGGCTAGGATTGTCTATTAAATCTTTGATTTTGCTCATATTATTAACCTTTTTTTAAGAATTTATCTAACGCACTTAAAGCACCTGAAAATCTTGCTGCATCAATTTTCAAGTTTTCCCTTATCACTCTGCTGGTCCATAGCCTCTCAATTATCAACAACTCTATAGCTCCCAAGCCTGACGCTTCCTCTGAATCTTTAAACTTTGCGAATGTTTCCATATTTCCTCCTAAATTTTTAATACGGTATATTTACTATCTATCAAACTAAACTCTTTTTCATACATATATCCAGCAGAATCACTTGCGTGTGTCAACTCAAGCTTACTCTTATCTATCTTTGAAGAACCCGCTTTATACGGTACTTGCTCGAAATCTCTCATAAGATGCTTACACTTCTCTGGGTTTACAAATGTCCTTATCTTACCTTTTGAGCTTTTTATCATACCATTCACAGCATTTATCCTTGCTTTCTCAGCAGGATTGCCAGCAGGCACTTTATTCACTAAACCATACTTCTGTAGCTCTGTCTTGATTATATTCCAGTTCGTTACATTGCTATTTGCTGATCTGTTCTTTCCAGTAGCATCACCATATAGATATACTCCTGCATCATGGTTCGGGTATCTTTCTTTGAACACTTCACAACATTCCATTGTATTTGAGTTCTTTTCATATATCTCATCTATCCAGTATACCTCTACTTCGCCATCTGAATTTACGCCATACTGGCACAATTCCCATGCCATAGGATCAACATTAAAGTCACAACATAGCCTGATAGGTAGCCTATGATTATACTGTGCTTTCTTAAACGCAAGATCTCCTGCGTTCTCATGCCTGTTGAACGTATAATATACCTGGCCATCAAATACAACAAATTCCCCAAATATCTCCTGTCGCATGAACTTCTCATCATATTTGCCCGCCAAATCATCTATTCGCTCTTTCGGTATAGTAGTATTCTCATATGTGCTGAACCTAAGCATCTTATAGTCTTTTTTCCTGTTTTCAACGAATATATTATGCAAATCGTCATATCCATTAGGGCTTGATGTTATGATACCTCTGCCATTGGTGGATAGCACTCTACCCATGAGAACATCCCATAATTCTCCAAAAGCCTTTGCTTCACGCATCTCATCACCCCAAAACCCGTTTAAAGTCACATTTCTTATACTATCGGGATCCTCTGCTGAGAAACCCATAATCTCTCTACCGTTTTTAAGCGTTATTATGAAATCGGTCTTATTTTCGTTCAATATCCAAGGCTTCGCAGCCATTTTATACTCTCTCCAGGTAGTTCTCTTTAACATCTTATATGTTGGTGCTATTATACCAAATACTCCTGGTCCTTTACTATTCCATGCCATATCATGTGCTTCTCTTGAGCCAGCATAAGTCTTTCCGCCACGAATCCCCACTATCATAGCAACAAATCGTGCTATTTTTGTAGCGTAATGGAAAGCCCGTTGCCCTCTGTGTGGCTTATATCCTATTTCCTTTGAAATCATCATGCCTCAAACTCCTTTAGCATTTCAGCAGCTTCTTCGCTCTCTTCACCTGTTAATATCTGATATTCGCTCTCTTTTAAGCCCTCATCCTTAGTTCCCATGAACTTATCTCTGTTATTCTTCCAGATGTCTGATTTTAGGTTAGTTAATGAAAAAATGATCCCTATTATGTTAGGTGGAGCCATCTGAGTAGTCTTTTCTATAAGTTCACCGTCCTTATTAAATTTTTCAGTAGTCTTAGTAACAAACCCACCTAAAGAGCTCTTTTGCAAGGCTTCTTCTAAAGCACTCACCTTATAGTCATTCATTCTTTGCTCAAGCTTCTTATCATCTCTAGCCCATCTCCACAAAGTAACAGGTGCTATCTTGGCACTCTTACAGATAGTAGACACGCTATCCTTGTTTATTAAGCCCTTCAATATGATTTTATACTTTTCGCTTTTTTTATACATTTCATTCTTTCATTTGTAAACATAAAAAGACACACGATTATTAGTCATGTGTCTTTCTACAGGGATTAAATGAAAACCATCTTTTACCTTCCGTTAGCAGCCTGTTTTTCAACTGTCCGACTAACTCAAATTATATATACATAAATTATATCACATTAAATGCCTTTTGTCAAATTACTTGTCCTTATCTCCTGCTACATATGCTGCTGTATAAGTCAAAAGCATTTGTAAAGCTCCAGCATTTATCTTCTTTTCTCCTACCTGATGATTGTTATATTCAACAACCTCTCCGAAGCCCTTATCTCTTATTGATGCTATTATACCATTCTGCACATCATTGAAATAATCTCTTACTTCTTTTGCTTTAATTGTTAGTTCTGTCAATTTTCCTCCTTTTTTATTAGGCTATATTGTATTTCTATTTCTTCTTTTAACCGTTCCTTCCCCTTTTCATCTATGTCAAACAACTCCAACATCTTCTTTTCTTTGCTAAACGTAATATCTCCACTCTGGCTATAACTCATAAAATCCATAATACCAAATGCGTATTCCTTATCTACCCATTCAAGCACTTCGTTTCTTATTTGATCCTTTTCGTGATCCTTATAGTTATCCCAATTCTTTAGCATTAGACTTATTGTTGCTTCTGTCACTTTTTCTCCTTTCCGTTAAAAAACTTTGCTATTTTATCTATTTTCAATTCTTTTATCAATTCTTTTATAACAATCCTTTTAAACTTATCTACACGCTTGTCCAATATGCATATAGCAAAAGCCAAAGTTCCCCTTAATTCTCTTGGGTAAATCTTCATGCTTTACTTAACCATCCATTTCTCAAAAGATTTCAGGCAATCCTCGCATAAAGGCATAGCAAGCGTACATATAATAACGCCATATGTTTCATCACAGAGATGATACTCTCTTTTTACGCCTAGCGTTATTTTATATTTAAACTTTTTCTTACATCTCCAACATTCTATCTTTTTCATACCTGCCCCCTCAAAATTCTCCAAGCAAGGCTCGCTCTCTTGCTAAAAGGCAACTTATTTAGTATCGTTTGCCCTTCGACCTTGAGTTGCTCTTTAACTTTACCAGCACTTTTATTTGCTGCCTTCATTATCTCTCTGTTCTTTATCTTTAGCCTTTTACCCTTTCCCATATTGCCTCCTTTTACCAAATACTTTGCTTTCTTGGTTAGCGTGTCGCCTATATTTCCATGTCACTATTCCAGTACCTTTGATATTATATCCTAATCTATCAAGCTTTTTATAATATTCGTGATCTTCGCTTACCTTTTCAGTTCCATAACCACTTGTTTCCTGCCACACACTCTTTCGTATCATGGGATTAGTAATATAGTTCTCCCTGTTAAGACGTTCAGAGTTATGCTCATTTATGTGTGCCTCACTTTCAAATGCTTCTCCGAAATGAACATCTCCGCTATACACTAAATCAGCATCAGATTTCTTCATCAGTTCTTCTATATGGTTAGGATAAAATCTATCATCATCACAACATATAACAACCCATTCCGTATTAACTAATTCTATTGCTTTATTAAGCGATACATAGGAGTTATCATTGTTAAGATTTACTCTTATAATATGCTGACATGGTTTAACTGTTTGTTTTTTAATATCACTAATCACTAATTCTAACCATTTAGCTCTTGTTCCAGTAGTAGGCGTTATTACAGTAACATTATTATTTATCATACCCACGCCTCTTAAACTCTGCTTCATCAGGATGCCATAGTTCCATTATGTTCTTACCTTTGTGATCGTGGAATATTCTTGCGTTAGGACAATAGACATACCCTTTGTCTTTAGCTCTGAAATATAAATCATCATCACAAAAATAATGCTTAAACGCTGTATCGTACCATATACTATCAAGCTTTTCTTCGATAAACTTCTTTGTTGTAAGCGTTACGCAAGCCTTCATCCCGTTCCATCTTCTCATCTCATTTAAGCATACCATGCCAAGCCCATCAGTGAAATTCTCGTTAAAACACCTCATTGCCTCTGTTAGCCAACCCATTAAAGGAAAATGATCATCACAGAACGCTACTACGAACTCGCCTATTGCAGTTTCATATCCTAGTTTTATCTGTGAGGTTATCATGTCGCCACCGTTTACAACTTTAACATTCGTATTGCCAACCTCTAAAATCTTCTTTTCTCCTGCATTCACCACTACTATCTCATGCTCTACTAAAGTGCTCTCCTTTATTGACATAATGCACTTACCTAACGTATCACTATCCTTTGTTACTACTATTATTGATACCATTATAACCTCTTTTCTATCGCTATTATTCTTTTCATAACACAATATAATCCTGCAACTAAATAATCCTCTTTTTTCTCTGCTTTTTCTAGTAATTTATTTATTTTCTTATGTTCTTCAAGCTTCATGTTCACAATAGGTTTTGTTAAGAAGCTATATAACAGTTCCCAAAATTCTTCTTCTTCTTCTTCTTTAGTTTCCTTCCCCATTATTTTATAACCTCCTCTATTATTTGTCTATGACACTCTTTTTGTCTTGGTCTTTTTGCTACTGATATTTGGTTATCATGTTGCACATACCAGTAAAGCGTTTCTTTAAGGCTCACGATTTTATACCCTGCTTGCCTCATCATTACCCACATATAAAAGTCCTGTGCATACTCATAATCCCAGCCACCAACTTCTTTTACTACGCTTGTTCTAAGTAGTGAGCCTGCACCTGCTATAGAACCTGCCAAGTCTGCTGTTATCATTATATTCTCAGGATCAGCACCATTGGTACAATTAAGTATACCATTTTTAATGACACCGTAATTATCTCCTACTACTCCTATCCTATCATCACTTTTCATCTTTGCTAACTGCTTTTCTAACCTTTTAGGATGCGAGAAATCATCTGCATCTTGTCGCATAATGTATTTTGATTCTATACAATCTGATCCATAATTTAATGAAGCTGTCAATCCTATGTTTCTTTTGTTTGTTTGTATCATTATTCTAAGATCAAAATAGCTTCGCATAATATTTAACATCTCAATTTCATTTGAAGGATCATCTATAACTATGAAAAAATCAAAATCCCTATAAGTCTGGCACAAAATACTCTCGATTGCACGCCTCAAAAAGAACTCGCCTCGCTTCTTTCCCATGCTTCCCCAATATACTGTCATTAAAACTGTTACTTCATTCATAGCTTTATCCTCCACTTTTCCTCAAATAGCGTTCTCGCATCTTTTATACCCTTTGAATATCTGCGTATCTTACCATACTCACCTGCAAAGTCAGGATAGTGTATTGCTTCCGCAGTAGGACAATATACAATTCTTTTTCCGAGCTTCTTTACTTGCATAATCAAATCTAAATCCTCATAAGCGTTTACATACCTTTTATCAAAAGCAACTTCATCAAATATGCTTTTACGAAACAATGTTGCTCCGCCATGTATTATGTCAACGTCTTTTTGAGTTAAAGCCGATATGTCTGTAAGTATACAATTATCATTATCATAATTCACGCACCCTTTAACTATAAACCTACCATGCAACTGTATCTTGCCATCTTTTATAACCTTTGAACCTACCACAGCTATTTCAGGATCGCTTTCCATTACTTTTAACATTTCAGCAACATATCCTTTTTCAACTTCCATGTCATTATCTAAAAACAAAAGATATTCTGCATCTGAATATGTCATTGCCTGATGCCTTGATCCACCTACAAAAATATTATTCTGATTAAATATGATACCGATATTATCTCGTATCTTTTTTATTCTGTAGACATCTTCTTGAATTTCTCTGTTTGATCCGTTTTCTACTATTACGATATTAAACAAATCCCTATTGCATCTGTGCAATAACGAACCTATACATTTAACAGTTTTATCTAAACGCATGAAAGATGTTAAAACAATATCAACCTTTTTCTGTTCAGGTTTCTTACAAGTCCAACAAAAAGCCCAATCAACAACATCATGTAATTCAAGATTGTTGAACATTGATACTTGTTGTCTAAATTCTCTGTCTGCATATAATACACAATGACTTCCTGGCTTTGCCATAGGAGTATATCTTGTGTGATCTACCATTTTAGGTGTTGTTCCTATAAGTATGCCTCCTGGCTTTAACGCTTTATAAGCATTGCGAACTACCTTTTGAGCTTCTTCCCAATGGAAATTCTCTAAAACTTCAAACATAATTACAACATCAAACTGTTTATCAAACCTCATTTCTTTCCGCATATCCACACTGTCAAACTTGATATTGTCTTTGCCGAAATTAGATTGTGCAAAGTCTGCGTGTTCTATGTCTAGCCCTAGCACACGTTTCACATTTTCTGAATAAAACGTAGAACCATATCCGGAACCGCTCCCTAACTCTAGCACGTCCATACCATTCACGAACTTCTCTGCCCACTTGTACCTTTTCTTGAAACCGTCCAACTTTTCTTCGCTTTTTTCATCAGGAAAGATTGCACTTTTCATCCATAACCTCCTTTACATATCCATCAAAACTTTCTCTGTACCTATTCAACCATGTTACTGTAGGTTTTATTTCTTTTATAAACTTTGTAGTTTGCATACGTTCTTCGCCTGTTTCTTCTGGATGATGCGTGATAAAACTCGCACCAAACTTTATCCCGTACTTATGTGCCAACCTTGCCGCCTCAAGCCCTTGCTCAACTGTTGCGTCCTTTTTATATATATCAAGCATACGCTGTGATCCGCTTTCAAACCCTACATACCAAAAGATACAACCTGATTCCGCCATAAGCTTAACGATTTCTTCATTAACGCTGTTTACCCTTGTTTCACATAACCATTTTATACCCATTTCAACTTTTAAGAAACCCTCGCATATCTCTATAAGACGATCTTTGTTGCAAGTAAAATTATCTTCCCTGAAATAGATGCCCTTTGCTCCATATTTGTTTTTTAGATATGCAACATCAAGAATAACTCTTTGAGGTGAATGATATGTATATTTCCTGCCCCAGATACGCTTTACATCACAAAATTCACACCTATATGGGCATCCTCTTGATGAATTGTAATTGAATATAGGTTTTACATCACTATACTTAATATCTGTATCATAAGGCATTTTAAGAAAGGTTTCATAGTCTGGCATTGGTAAGCTATCCAAATCTTCTATTCTTTGTGATTTTACTATACCCTTAAAAGCTTCTCCGTTTACAACATCTAATATAGCTTGTTCTCCTTCTCCCTGAACTATATAATCTACATCTTTCAGCGTTTCAGGATATATAGTTGCGTGAGGTCCACCAACAGCTATCTTTGCCTTGCCCTTGTAATGATTTATTATCCTTAAAGTATCTTCAAAACATGGTGTGTTTGAATATATCATTACCCACTCATACTCTTTTTCAGGGAAATCATACGTTTCAGTTAAATAACGATCATAAAAGTCTACCTCATAACCGTTCTGCTTTAATACTGAAAGCAAATATCCTATGCCTAACGGAAAACGCTTCTCACCGAAATTCATACCCATATGCTTCTTTGGTGGTGCTGATGTGAAAAACGCTATCATATCTTATACCCACACTTCTCACAACATAAACAGTTATCTTCTTCTATCATTAAACTATCACACTTTGGACATCTCATACTACTCCTTTGTTAGCTTTATATCAGATTCTACTTCGTTACCCCATACATCCCAACCTTTTTCAGGATATCTACAAAACAATTCTACTCTTGGTATGTCACCACATAACTCAACTATACTATTTCTTATCTCGTCAGGCTTTCTACTATGCTCTCTTTTTAAGTGATGTTGCATTTGTCTAACACTCGCACTTATTCTTTTAGGTTTACCTTTTGTAGCTAATAAGCACATCTCAGGGTTCTTCCTTGTCCACATACCAACACCAAAATGGTCTTTACCTGTAACTGTTAGTTTATTCCAAGTGAAAGCTACTGTTTTATATTTAAATCCCCAAGCTTCAATTACATCCTTAGCTTCAAAC